ATCAGCAATTTCAGCTGCACTCTTAGGTGCAAAAGAATCACCAGACAAAACTTCATTCAGCTTCTTCTTCAACTCATCATAAGACTTGAAGTTCTTACGATCAGTGAATTCAGACAGCTTGTGCTGAGCATTGACAATCTCCAACAGTTTGTCTTCGTCGTCAGTGATGGCAGAAGGCTCCATGAAAGCAGATTCGTCGTAGTTAGCATAACCATCCTTCTTACGCATACGCATCTTGAAGTTGGCACCTTCCCACAAATCAAACACGTTCACTGGCTTCTCGTCCTCGAAAGTAGGACGTGCTTTGTCCATAATCTTGTCGAAGATCTTTTTACCGAACTTGAACAAGAAGACTTTACCTTCGTTTTCTGGGTGCTTTGGATCAGAAACAACCAAGACGTTAGCAGTGAAACTCAGCTTACGCTTTTGTTTACGTGCAATTTCTTTGTTGGCTTCAGAACCAGAGTTCCATAGCGTAGTATTCAGTTCACCGACAGGGTCATTCTCACCAAGAGTGGTCAGAGAGTTTTCGATGTACCATTTACCAGTTGGACCTTGGAAACCGTGAGAGAAGATACGAACCCATGGGAGTTCATCGCCTTCTACACGTGGGAGGAAACGCAAAGTGGCAGTACCATTGCCAGCTTTGTCACCTTCGAGACGCCAGAAGCGATCATCGTTGTATGACTTGGTTTCAGTTTGAGGGTTTGCTACTTTTTCGAATGCGTTAGAGATAGCACCGAAATCAGAGTTGCGCATAGCACGTAGTTTTTGAATATCCATATATTTTCCTTAATATTTACTTTGTATTAGTATTGTGTTGTATTGAAATCTGATCATCTAGTTCAAACTCATCGTCGAAATCTTCGTCGTTGATATCATAATCTTCTTCAACATAACTATTTAGCGTTCTCATACCACCAGTTTTTTTACCGTTGGCATGTCTAGCATGTTTCCCTGAACGCCCACTAGAATCATCGTCGAATTTCTTCGACTGTGTATAAGTCTTGCCCATCGTATTACTCTGCAATTTCTTCCATAAAGTGTGTAAAAACTCTACTAGCCTTAATCTTATTATATTTTACGAATCCAGTCAACTTTTTAATTCGTAACAGTTCATCGCTCCATATATGTTTCACAGAAGAGTTTTGACTCCAGTGTTCCACGATAGGATGATAATCCTCTAAGATGTTTAGCGTTTCTATACTTATTTGTCCACCGATGAATAATTTCAGTGCAACTGGATATTCATCATCGACAAAATTCAAAACTGATTCATTGGGTAGTTTGTTTACTTCTATGTATGTCAGCAATTTAGCCAGATCATCTATAAAGATTTGAGTGATAGACTGCTTGCGTCTGTTCCACTCAACAAGATTATCTTCGGCTTCTTTACCTTCATAAATTGCGGTGCTCTTACCATAAGCAAAGTTCGCGACAAAGAACTGAATAATATCTTTATCTGAATCGAACTTGTTGGCAAGTTTTTCAAAAATGTATCTGTCATTACGCGCATTGAACGCTTCACGAGTACCTTTAACGTTACCTCGATTTTCGAAGACGTTAAATTTTTCAGTCGTAAAGTGTAGTTTAATTGCTAGGTAATAACGGTATGCTTTAAAACCGTCCATAGGTTACACGTCTAGTTTAGCTTGTTTGGGTAAGTAATTCAATTCACGAAAATCCATCTCGATCTTATCCTTCAATGACTTGTTGATAAGTGATGACACGTCAGCGGGTTCGAGAAAGTTTTCTTTACAATAATAGAGAACAGCATCCATGTAATTAAGACGTTTATCTTTCACGATTGATTCAATATGAAGTGAAAATTCGTTTGCAGTCTTAAACATTGGCTTGTCGCTGTATGTAGTAGTTAGTAGTTCTAATGTCTTGACAAAGTTGTCCATATTCTTTATGCTTTTGCTTGTAGAGTTTCCAGATAGGCGTATCCGTACGATCTGGATCCATCTTACGTTCAAACTTTTCCAAGAACATGGTGAAGAATTTGTCCATCTTCATTCGCTCGGAGAGCAGGTTATTGTATTTAGTAATCAAGTCCATATCCATAATTATACTCCAGTTTAAATTGCAAGGCAAGGTTTATTTCAAATTCATGATGTGCGAGAGAACGATCTTGGACTCTTCGTAATCAGAGACGGCTAATGCTTCTTCGATGTAATCTTCAGCCTTCTTTTGTATACGCTCTCGACGAGACATTCTAGTCTGTTTTTGGAGTTCGTTCAGAAGGAATTCATCAAGTTGTTGAAAGATGTCATTCTGATGATGTTCATAGACGTGTTCCCACGTACCATCTTCTTTCAAACGAATCTTTAAAAGTTTTTTCGGTTCCATTAACCTCTCCTCATTGTTGCAATATCGTGTGCTTCTTCATCACTGAACACTGGCACAGCATTGCTCTTGTGCATTGTGCCAATACCTTTGATCTTGTCGCCAGTGTAGACTGGGTTTGGACGCCATGTGGCATTACCACCAGTAGTTGAACGACTCGGCAGCTTAGGGGTCTCCCGACCAGCAGGTACGCCAAGTGAGTATGAAAGACCAGCATCCTTAGCAATTGCTAGAGGCTTCTTTGGTTCATACTTCTTAAGAAGATCAGACCAAGACTTATCTAATTCCCTCTGCTTGGCAGTGGGTTTACGTTTCTTGGACTTTTTCGGAGTGGAATAATAAATCATACTACAAAACCTGTCGTGTCTTTCTTAGCTTTACCCTTAGCCTTCAAGCCAACGATAACACCTTTCGGATCGAGGAAACGCAAGTCTGTTTCATCGCCATTGATAACTTCACGACCAAGATAAGTCTCTGGCACTTCGTGGAAAACTGCAGCAACGTTCATGCCGTTGGAAAGAGCGATACGTACATCCATATCGTTACCATCTGCCTTACTGAAAGTAAGGTGATAGTTGTGGATGTGTTTGACTTTACGATTGTTGACCTTCGTGTAGTCATAGAACTGAACATCAGGAAACATCTGGAAAATGTTCTTACCTTCAACAACTTCGTACTTTTCCCATGCCAAGTCAGAAGTGCCATTGAGACGAAACACTGGAATCAGGTCTTTCTTCTCAGCCTTCTTGATTGTCTTGACAATCTCAGTGGTCAACTCATTGAGAAACTCCTGACGATTCTCGAAAAATGCTTTAGTCTTGCGGATACGTGCTTGTTGAATCACGTTGGTTGATTCACCCTTCTTGAAGATACCGCCACGACCAGCAGTATTCAAGCAAGCAGCTGTGCAACCTGCAGTACGCTTTGGACAGACTTCTTTACCAGACAAGTCAGCTGGAGCGAAGTGAAGGACAGAAGACAAATAGCCTTTCTTCTCACCTTTAAGCAACTTTGGGTTTCCAACAGTCAGTAAACTCATCTCAGATCCTTTTCCTAATCAACTGTAGTAATTATTACTCATCTGAGCATTTAAGACAACAACTTTCTGGAGGCTCCGTAACTTGTTGATTCTACAGGGAAAAATACCCCTCAAAAACTGAGGGGTATAGGCTGGAAAACGAAAGTATTACTTTTTTACGGTTACAGCGTAGGCGATACAGATGTTATCATGAGAGTTACCGTATGCACATCGAACTGCAAGAGGGTCAATACCCTTCGCTACAGCAGAAGCAATATTATTCTCCATTGACTTTAGAGCAGAATAATGGTAGAAAGTCACGGCACCGACAATAGATAACACACCGATCAAAACTGATAGTGTCCAAACATTTTGATTCATAGTAAATTCTTTAAGAAAGTTCCTTAACGTCATCGCAGATTCCTAGCTTTTTAGCTTCGGATGGGCTCAACCAGATATCCTGTGGTGGCAGCAGCACATCACGAATTTGTTTTTCTGAAAGACCAGTACACTTTTTATAGTGAGCAGTCATCTTCTTGGTGGTAAGATCGAATTCCTTAACAGTGGCGAACAACTCGTGTTCCTTACCAAAAGCACCCCATGAGTACTGGTGAGAAAGAATAGAAGTGTTCGGTGTCAAGATACGCATACCTTTATCACCAGCGATGAAAATCATAAGACCCGCAGAAGCAATTTGACCAAGACCAATTGTTCGCACTGGGATAGAAGAACCACGCATAACGTCAATCAACGCAAACGCAGCATTCAAGTCACCACCTGGAGATGTAATAATCAAGTTCAACAACTCTGGCTTTTCTTCACCAAAGTTGGCTTCAAAGATCCACTCAACAGCACCCTTAACTGTATTGAGTGAAATTTCTTCCATCATCAGGTAGAATGCGTGGCGAGAGCTTTCTTCCTTCAGTTGGAGATTCATTTTTTGCATCATGTTATTTTTCGCTTTCTTTATAAAATATGTGTCTACCGATAACAGTAGTTTTTTCTAGACCACGCCAACGAGGGTTAACGTAATCAGCATGATAAAACAGAGCACCCTTAGTGATGTCTGGTGTAGTTTCGTAGTTAGCGAAAACTCGAAGAGCCGTTTGCATGGCTTGTTCGTAAACTGTCTCATTTTTTGCAGCTATCTTATGTTGGCAAAACCAAGAGAACTGACACGTTGATCTTACTCTTTGTTTCACTACAGAGCAAATATCTTTTGGGTATCGTGGATCTTGCAAGCGATTCAGTGTAACTAAAGCAACAGCAACTTTACCATCTTCTGGTTCAAAGCCAGCTTCATGGTAAATGTTATCAGCGAGGCATTTTACTTGCTGTTGAGACTCGAGAGTTAACTGAGACAACTGAACACGAAGGTTTAGCGTTTCATTGAATGTTGAATTAACAACAAGCAATAAACTTAACGATAATAATATTAGTGGAATGTATATACGGTATAAGCGCATAATTATCTCCTTAAATGGTTAAAGTCAGAAGGTGTGTGAACCCTCTGACCGATCCCTGATCAGGTGGACTTTTTGCTAGTCTTTTCTAGTGTAGCTTGGGGGATTTGAGAGACGAATCCGTTTAACTGAGTTGCCTTTGCGACAACATCGGATTCTGTTGGATATGTTGGCATTGCTGGGTGCTCTGGTGGAGCAGATCCATTATGTCGGGCACTTTCTACCTTAACATGCCAATCTTGTGACACTTGTTCTTTCCTACCGTAGTATTCTTCAACAAGCATATCTTTCGCCATTTTTAATAGTTCGAGGCGAATTTCGAACGGTGTCATATTAGACATAAACTTCTCCTGTGTTGTGTGTAAATTGACGGTTTCTGTGTACTAGCACCGTCAGGCTAGTCTATTATTTAGGAAAAGAATTACTTCTTTTCTTCAGCCTTCTTCTTTGGAGTTGGCTTTGGTGATTTAGGTGCTGGAGGACAGTTACCCTTCTTATCCTTAGTTACGCAATTAGTTTCCTGTTTAGCTGGAGTTTTAGCTGGTTCTGCGGCGAACGCAGATAGACCGAAAGTTAAAGCGATCAATACTAGGAATTGTTTCATTTGGAATCCTTTATAAAATTAAAACTAACATCTGGATGGGATTCCTGCAATTTCTTCCAGAACTCTCTCCAGTTTTCTACTCTCTGTACTTGGAAATATTCATCAACGTCTTTAATTAGAGTGTTGGTATAACTAGCAACAGTCTGTTCAAACATGGAATCACAACCAAATATATCTAGCTCAGTGGCACCTTTATTAATAGCAACCTTAGCTGCATAGTGTCCCGCGCTTGGAAGGGGGTCATCTATTAACCCCAAGAACCGATTATTATCTAGCAGATATTTTCGCATTCTTAACTCATCGGTTCTCATCCATGCTTTTGGAGTGAAGTGGGCTGGTACTTTAATCTTTTCAAAATCATTCGCCCATGCATCGATGATATTAGTGTCCATTATAACTGTGGAGTCAACCACTGTCCAAGGTACGTTACAACCAATAACGTAATCATATTCCAGAGAATCGTCAAACGAAACTCTACTTGGACCATTACAAAGGACAGCTATTTTCATTGGTCTAAAACAGCGACGATGTTCTCTTGTTTGATGATAACACGTTGTGCGTCACCAATCTTAACAACGGCAGCTTTATTCCACTCGAGATAAATCACATCACCAACTTTAACATCTGTGACTTCTGGACCAATGGCTAAAACAGTGCCAGACTTTGATTGATCGAATCCTGCGCCTTGCAAGACAATACCAGATTCAGTAGTGTTCTCACGTTTGTTCTCTGCAACAAGAACTCTATCTTTTAACGGTGTAACGTTCATAATTATCCTCTAAATGTAAAAATGGTAGGTTATTCTGTTACGAGGAAACCTACCGAAACCCTAAGCAGTGATTAGGCTGCTAATGCGAAAACGTTGTCGTTTGCATTTACTTCTTTTGCTTGATTTACAGTCATCGCCTACTGTGCTGTCCACTTGTTTACTTGTTGCCCTGTCGAAACCATGGCATCCCCATCAGAAACATACTAGGCGAACACACAGCGACTACACCAACGTTGAGTCCTCATAGTGTTAAGTATGCTTCTGGTGGAGATGGCGGGAGTCGAACCCGCGTCCAGAACACTTTTCTCTTTGCTTCATACAGCAATAACTCTCATTATACCTCACAATTTCTTGCAAGGCAAATCAGATATTGTATTTATTCTTATAATCTAGTCGTAACTTACGGAATGGACCAATCCAGTTATCACGTTTCTCAATGAACCATCTTGGATCATCATTCTCAACTGCCATCAAAATAGCGAGACGACCAATTGGAATACCAGTACGTTCTTCAAATGCCACAGCATAAGCTGCGCACTGCATAAAGTAATGATAAATGTCTTCTCTATCTTTCGGTTTGCTTGCTGTCTTAAAATCTATAACAGTTAGCTTACCTTGAAACTCAGCAATACAATCAACTGTTCCAGCAACCTGTAAGTGGTCAGAGTAGAGTGGAGTTTCTAAACAGTGAATGTTATCAATATCATCTAGTAAGAACTTGATAGAGTTAAACATCTCCAAGTCAAACATATCAGCTTCGAATACGTTTCCACGCAGATAATCTTCACAGTACTGGTGAATCCGAGTACCACGCGCTGATGCTCTGCCAGAGATTCGATTAGCTTCTTCAGCGCCAACTCTCTGTCGCCACTTAGCAATTCCTTCTGCTGTTGCTTGTCCTGTGATTGTTGTTACACTTGGATACGAAAAACCCGATGGAGTCAGATATGTTCTTTTTCCATCGGGTCTTGTGTCACGTACTAGTTTCGCAAAATCATGATGTATAAAGTTTTTCATTAAGTCAGTAGGTGAATACACTCATTGTAATGTTTAATTCTATCTTCTAGACCAATGTATCCACCATTGATTTTCTTGGTCATTGTTTTGATATCACCGTTATCTGCTTCATGATTCAGCTTGTTCTTATTCCAGAACCAAATAGCTGACATCAAAGCAAAATCACGATCCGCTGTAACCCAATCTGGATTATTTACTACATTTTCCCAGTCTTCGAACATTTCTTTGGCAAATGCCGTATAGTTCGCGCGACCAGTTAATTGAATTGGTCCACGTCCACGAAAACGATATCCGTCTCCTGATTCTGGAGCACCATTACCCATACGATTCGCATAGATTTTGTTCGCAATCATTTCTGGCTTGCGAGCATATGGCGTGGCTTCTTCGATTGTAGGGAAATACTTTCTGAAGATACTATTCAATCCTTGTGCAGAATAGTTTAGGTTCTCTTCAAAGACTGTCCATCCACCTGATTCATGTCCGCATTGTGCTAAGAAAGCAGCAACACGTTCTGGAGTGTTAATGTCGTAAGTCGGAAATACTTCGTTCATCGAAGCTGCCCAAGATTCTGGATCCTGAGCACGAGGGAATAAATGCTTGAATTGATCTGCTGTTATCATTTCTGTTTTTCATCGTAGTCCTCATATTTAAGTTTGGCCAAAATATATTCCTTCACTAAAGAAGATCGAACGATGTCGTCAACAGTAAACTCAATACGAGTAAAAGCACTCATGTGTTGCGCGATGTCAAAGAACTTTAAAATTCCAGTAACATCGTTTTTACGTTTTGTCAAGTCTGTCTGGCGATAGTCACCACACCATAAAATTTTAGATCGATAACCGACACGAGTCATAACGGTATCAATCTCTTCATATGTCAAGTTTTGCATCTCGTCAACGATAATGATAGCATCATCGAATGACATACCACGAATAAACGAGGTGGAGATAAACTGAATATGACCCTGCTCTTCTAATCTATCCCATGCGTCTTTACGACCGAATAAGGTTTCGCAGATTTGACGATATGGTTGCTCATAAATTTCCATCTTCTCATTAACATCACCTGGAAGATGACCAATTTCGCGACCCTGTACTGCTGAACGCACTACAATAATCTTATCGAATGGATTTGATTTATCTAATACTTCTTCAATTGCTTTGTATAAAGCACAGAAGGTTTTCCCTGTCCCTGCGACACCATGAAGTGCCACGAAATAATCACCACGTTTGTATGAATCGAAAAATAATTTTTGGTTATTGGTTAAAGGGTCAAACGTTTTTAAGTCATCAAGTCTTAGTCTTAAGTGGTTATTTACGGATTTTGTTTTCGGCTCAACTTGTACATTATCTATAGGTTTTTGTTTTGCTGCTGCTCGAGCCATTAAGTTTCCTTATAATTGGGATGACGATTTTTCTAGTTGACTTCCAGGTGTTTTCTCATGGATTCGTTGCAGCACCTCCTTGAATCCACTATCGAATTTCCTTGTTGATGAAAGTTTGGTTGGGTCACCAAACGCTACAGCTTGGATGACAGTTTCCAAATGTGGGTTAGCTTCTCTGAACGGATCAAGTTCAGACATACGCATAACTTGTTCAAATTGTTCGCCTGTTTCTTTGTTGCGAAATACATACGTTGGCATAAAGGTCTCCTTGTTTTTATTTAGCGAACCCACGAAGGGGTTTCACGTTTTTTCCAAGAAAACATTCTTTTCTTGTCGCCATTGTAATAGTTGTGATATGATTGAATAGAGTCTCCAGCAACTTTATATTCATCTGGCATAGCTGGAGTTGGTTCTGTGAATATACCTAATGGAATATTTTTTGGATAATGATACAGAGCATCATAAAGTCTAGATGTAGCATGAACTTTGCCATAGCGATAAGTGTACTCAGCCATTAGTTCTTGGAACAACCCAAACAACCAAAAGTAATTTTGTTGATTCTGCCTTACCCAAACAGCACTAGGGTGATTGATGTGAGTAGCAGAGTAAAGTACGCTGTCACGCTCGTCATGTAAAACATACGATGTTTTTTTTCGTCCAGTAGCGCTATGACCAGTAACGATAGTCCCGTCAAGCACACGGTGTGCAGTAGATAAGAGTTGTGCATATTCTAAAATCATTTTCACGCAGTGTTTGTCTACGTGTTGTTGAGCGCAAATTTTTGGTTCGTGGTGGAGATAAAAGATGTTCATAATATAATTATACCTCAACTGCAAGAAAAAGTCAAGGGGTTGTGCCGAAGTCTGGTGCCCAAACAACACCATTTTTCAATTTAACACGAGGTACATCCATCCATCCTACACGGATAATAGGTACTCCATATTCATCGTGTTCGTGAATTTGAACTTGTAATCCAATACGGTCAACAGTATTGTCTTCTTTTAAATGTTCTGCAACGCGAAATTCATAAGAAAGTGGTTTAACAAACTGCACAGGCATTGCTGGTGGAGTTTGCATTTGTGGTGTTACAAAAATTTGTTTAGTATTTAAAGTTAACATTATAAAACCATTCTCAATAATCCAACACAATCAATTGTGACTAACAAGAAGTAGTTAGCCAACATCCCAAACGATTTCCTAGTGTAAGCAGCCCAAGCATAAAGAGCACAGCCACTAATCCAGATAGGATATAATACGAGTAAAGGAGGATTTGGGACTGTTGTTGCCATCGTGATACTGCAGCCAATGCTAATAGCCCAAGCAAGCAACTCAACAATAAATCGAACAGGGTGGCTTCGATAATCATCTTTGATCCATCCAAATGTGTTTAGTAGAATATCATTCATCCGTGTTTACGCAATAATTCTAACGTAAGAATTTGCTTTAATGTAGAATTTAATTGATCGATGGTATCTTTAGCATTAGTGTGGTGAATGCCATAACCACCAGCTTCTCGGAATGGAGTGATACAACCAATACTGTCGTCAATAAGAATAGAAGTTGGAGTAGCATATTGAGCCTTTTCTTCTTTATTGCGAACGAAATTTGCTTTGTATGGGATATTAAATTTATCCAGCCATTTCAGTTTCTGTCTTTTAGCAGCTTCACCTTGGAATGGATCATGCGTACCCATTGAAGTAAGAATTTCAACGTTGATGCCTTGCAGTTTTGACACGTGATTCAGCAATTCTTGAGTGTCTGGCATAAAATCCAGCACCTCAAAGATGTTGTGATCCAAAACAGCTGATCGAAACTTCTTACGATCCTCACGTTCGGGGTCAAATTTGTCATATTCCTTGTGAAAATCGGCAAGGACACCGTCCATATCAAGATAAAGTGTAATCATAATGTTATTTTACTTCAAATTTCACAAAAAATCAACTTATTT